CCATGAGACCGTCATCTGTTCTGATTGGCGCTACCTGAACGAATACAAGGTCGTGAGCCGTATCATGGAGGAATACAACTGGAACCTCCGCACCGTCCACATCTCGACCGCCGGCATCCTCCCCGCAAACGACGAGGAGGCCTGGTCAATCTTGGATCTCCGGGCCGAGGTGGACTTCGACGTCGAGCTCTGCTTCAAACAGAACAGCCGTAACGACATCATGGCCGAGGGGCGGCGCATGGCCCGCGCATGGAAACTCTAAGCCGAGAGCAAGCCGTCTGGGCCGTCGGCATGGGCCTGACCATAGAGCGAGCGTCTTGGCTGCTCAAATGCCCGAAGCACACCGTAGGCCGCCTCCGCGAGGAGACCGCCTTTGCCAAGCCGACAAACCCCGACTGCTACCTGTCCCGCATTAACGGCGTCCTTTACTTTCGCATCAACCGCCGCCGCGTCGCCCTCTGGGAACGTGCGCCCCAAGACATCGCCGAGGCCCGGGCTTACCGCGACCGCCGCCTCGTCGAGCTCGGGCTGATGCTTGCAAAGGTATGAGCGAGCCCATCCGCTTCGTCTACGCGTCCGACAGTCATGGCGACATGGCCGCCCCCGAGGCCCTCGCCGCCCTCTGGGAGTTCTGTAAGGACTACAAGCCGACCGTCCGCATCGCCGGTGGCGATCACTTCGACTTCCGAGCCTTGCGCCGGGGCGTCGGCACCTCTGACGCGGAAAGCGGCGAGTCCCTCAAGGCCGACCTCGAGGCCGGTATGGACTTCCTTAAGCGCTTCCGTCCGACCGTTTACCTCTGGGGCAATCATGAGCACCGCCTGGATAACCTGATCGCGTCGTCGAGCTCGGCCCTCATCCGCGACTATTGCCAAGACATCAAGGACACCATCAACCGCACGGCCCGCCAAGCCGGGGCCAAGGTCATCCTGCCCTATCACGCCGACCTCGGGGTCTACAGGCTAGGCAAGATGGCCTTCGTCCACGGCTACGCCCACGGCGAGAACGCCACCGTCAAACAGGGCCTGCACTACGCCGTCCACGGTGGAGGCCTAGTCCACGGGCACACGCACACCCTCGCCAGCATCGCCCTTACCCAGCACGGCAGCGGGAACGCCTTTAGCGCCGGGTGCCTCTGCCAAAAGGAAGCAATGGGGTACGCGTCGCACCGTTTAGCGACCGCCCGCTGGGGCTCGGGCTTCGTGGCCGGCTGGGTCGACGGTGACGATTGGAAGGCTTGGCTCGTCCACAAGGTTGGCAAGCGCTGGGTCTGGCAGACTGGCCTCCGTCACTTCACCCCCCGCACCTAATGGCCCAAGGCACCAGCGTAGTCGCGAACCACCGGGTCAAGGACGCTATCCTCGACGCCATCGTCTCCGAGATCCAGAAGCAAGCCGAGCAGCCCCCGCCCGGTTTCCATCCCATTGACTACTGGGAAGCCCGATGGAAGTGCAAACGCTCATGCGCCAAGCGTTACCTCGGCGAGGGCGTCAAGGCCGGCATCCTCGAGCGCGTCGAGCTGCGCCGCAACACGGGCAAGTTCGTGCGCCGTGCTCCCTATTACGGCCCAGCCCGTAAGAAGACCAAAAAGCAAAGGTCTTGACTCGCTGGGTGGAGGCCCCATGCCTGATCTCCCCCACGCCATGAAGCCTTATTACCAAGACGGGCTTGCCACGCTCTATTGCGGCAAACTCGAAGACCTGTCGCCGTTTATTCCATCCAAGGATGCGTCAATCACCATAAGCGACCCTCCTTACAACGTCGGCTATCACTACGACCAATGCGACGACAAGATGAAGCCCGACGAATACTTTGCTTTTATGGCGTCGGTCTTTTCAGGCCCGAGCGTCATTATTCACTATCCCGAGGCTATGTTCGAAATCGCCAAGGCGATGAACGACATACCCGAGCGCGTAGTTGCATGGGTCTACCCATCGAACACTCCAAGGCAGCACCGATCGGTCGCTTGGTTTAAAAACCATCCAGACTTCAGGAAGGACGGCCAAGCATACCGCAACCCAACTGACCCTCGGATTGCCAAGCGCATCGCCGAAGGCAAGGCCGCTAGGCTTTATGACTGGTGGGAGGTTAACCAAGTTAAGAACGTATCCAGCGAGAAGACCGAACACCCGTGCCAAATACCATTGGCCCTCATGGAGCGTATAATCCGCATAACACGCGAGGGAACCATCTTTGAGCCGTTTGCAGGCTCTGGAACGACGCTTCTGGCCGCAAGCAATCTAGGCCGAAAGAGCGTAGGCTTTGAAATGTCAGAACGCTATTGCGAGCTGATTGCCAACCGACTGACCAACGCGAGGAGCCTGGTATGAGCGCCTCAACCCACTCCGACGTCGAGCGGTTCCTCCTGGGCGCCGTCATCCGCGACAACCGCCCGATCCCCACGACCCTCGCCCCCGAGGACTTCGGCGAGCCTTGGCTGCAGGACGTCGCCTATGCCATCAACGCCCTTAAGGTCGACGGCACCGATCTCGACGAACTGACCGTACTCGACGCCCTAACCAAGGCCGGGTCGCCAGTTACCCGCGACGCCGTCAACGGCCTGACCAACGACGTCGGCTTCTCCGCCTATAACGCCGCATGGGCCGAACAGGTCGCAAGCGCCGCGTCCTTGCGTAGAATAGCCGCCCTCAATCTACGCATCGCCAAGGCCGTCGCCGACCCGGGCACCGACCCCGCCGCCCTCGCGGCCTACGCCGAGCAGCAACTCAATGCCCTCGCCGGCATCTCCAAGCGCAAGGACGGCCCCGCAAGGATGCCCATCGCAAACCTCCTCTCCTTCGACCGCAAGGCTGACCCCTACAACCTAATCGGGAACCGCTGGCTGTGCCGCGGCTCCTCCCTCGTCCTCGCTGGTCAGGCGGGCACCGGCAAATCCGCCCTCCTCATGCAGGCCTGCCTGTCGTGGACGCTCGGCAAGGACTTCTTTGGCATCAAGGTCGAGCGACCCCTGCGCTCGCTGGTGATCCAAGCCGAGAACGACCTGGGGGACATGAGCGAGTCCTTTCAAGACATTTGCAACGGCCTCGGCTTTGACTCAGCTGAGCGCGGCCTCATCGCCGACAACCTGGCTATCTTCCGCGAGTCCGTCGCCACCGGCCCCGAGTTTGGCAAGGTGCTGCGCCGCCTCATCACCGAGCACCGGGCCGACATCGTCTTCGTCGACCCCCTCATGGCCTACTCGGGATGCGACCTCTCCGAGACCTCGGAGGCCTCCGCCTTTCTCCGCCACGTCATCCAGCCAATCCTCGACGAGACGGGCGTCATTATCGTCTTTATGCACCACACCGGGAAGCCGAAGTCAAAGGCCGACAGCGAAGGCCAGACGACCGCAGACCTAGCGTACCAAATGTTTGGGAGTTCAGAAATTACGAACTGGGCAAGGGAGGTTGCGACTTTGGTACGCTGCCAAGGTGAAGAACCGATCTACCGCCTCGCCCTGACTAAGCGCCGCGGCAGGGCCGGCCTCACCGACATCAACACCCAGCCCTCGGGCCAGATTTATATCCGACATTCCCCCAAGCAGGGCGAAATCCGCTGGGTGCGTTCGTTTGCACCCACCCCTCCCCCTAAGGATAGCGATTACAGCCCCGCCAAGGGGTCGCCAAGGCGTTCGGACTACTGAGGGCATACCCTCACCGCCTTCACGGACTAAAACGCCTTACAAGTCAAATGCGACCCCTACCACCTCCCTACCCCACCCCGTGGAGAAAGCCTAGGAGAAAGCATAGATGTAGTAGTACCCCTTACGGGGTACATACATACATCACGTTCACTACGCTCACTCAACCCTGCCTTGGGGGCAGGGCGTTCGCGGTGAACGAAAGCAACGAGCCAAGTCAGACCGCCCGGGTCGAGTCCCATGCCTAGGAAGTCCAGACGTCTCGGGCCGCGCTGGTCTATCCCCGGCAAGTTGGCTATGCGCGCTAGGTGGGTAGCCAACCGCGAGGCCATGCTCGCACGATCCAAGGCCGGCACCGAGGCCAGCAGGAAGACCCACGCCGACCGCCTCACCAGACTCGCCGCCCTGGTCGCCACTTGGCCGGCTGAGCTCACGATGCAGGACATCAAGGGAAGACTGGTCGCCGACCAGAACCTCAAGGGCCGCAAGCCTGACT